TATAGACCTATTACACCTCTGTAGTTCAGTGGACAGAACGATGGACTTCTAAGCCATGCGTCGCAAGTTCGATTCTTGCCAGGGGTACAGTGTAAGTGATATACTATCTAAAAGGAGTTTTATGAATATTGTAATTCCAATGGCAGGAATTGGATCTAGATTTAAAAATGTTGGTATCGATACCCCAAAACCATTGATTGAAGTTGCTGGTAAATACTTAGTTGAACATGCAATTTCATCTCTTGGTATTACTGGCAAATATATTTTTATAACAAGAAAATATGAAGATGTATCCCACAATGAGCAACTTTCTTTTTTATTAAAGTCATTGGTTCCAGACTCAATTGAAATACAGGTTGATAAAGAACAATATGGTGCAGCAGATGCAGCATTGTATGCAAAAGACTATATAGATAATGAAGAGCCATTGATCATAACTAACTGTGATCAGTTATTTTTTTGGGACTCAAATGATTTTTTAAATTTTATTAATGTGCTTAATCCTGACGGAGCGGTTGCAGTTTTTAAATCTAATGACCCTAAAAATAGTTTTGCAAAAATTAAGAATAATATAATTACAAATATTGAAGAAAAGAATCCAATCAGTTCTGATGCTCTTGTAGGTTTGCATTATTGGAAACATGGAAAAGATTTTATTTTTTCTGCAAAGAAGTTGTTGTCTGAATACAGAGAAAAAGGCTTTCCTGAGTGCTATATTTCTTCTACCTATAACTATCTGATAAAGTCTGGTAAAAATATTCTTCCTTATCAAATGCCACACAATGGCTATGTATCTTTGGGTACACCTGATGATATTGAGATATACATTGGAAAAATCAAAGAGTTTTACACAAACAAACCAAAAACAATTTTTTGCGATATTGATGGAACAATAATTAAACATGCTCACAAATTTAGTTTAGTTGGAAAAGACAATGCAAAAGATTTAGATGGTGTTCTTGCTAAGTTTAATGAGTGGGACTCCAAGGGTCATAAAGTCATATTAACTACTGCAAGAAAAGAGTCTGCAAGATATATAACAGAAAAACAATTGAATGATTTAGGTTTTTGCTGGGATTATTTGCTTATGGGAATGACAAGCGGTGTTCGTGTATTAATTAATGACAGGCATAGAGAAACAGATAATGATAGAGCGGTTGCAGTAAGCCTACTTACAGATGAAGGATTTAATAACGTTGACTGGGAGGCTATCGGTCTATGAAAATGTCAAGAATAGAAACAACTGATAGAGGATGGTTTGTTGGCAACTTTCCTAAAGCAGCATTTCAAACAGACGCTTGTGAGGTTTCTTTTAGAACTCACCCTAAAGGAGAACAATGGCCACTTCATTATCAAGAAAAAATAACAGAAATTAATATGCTTGTTCGTGGTGAAATGATCATGCAGGGACAAAAAATTGTTTCAGGTGATATTTTTATCGTATACCCATTTGAGATTGCAGACCCAGAATTTTTAACTGATTGTGAAGTCATTTGTGTAAAGGTTCCAGGAATTCAAAACGATAAGGTAGTAGTTGAAAAGATTTAATATGAAAATCATTGCCCATAGAGGAAATACTTCTGGTCCTTCTCAGTACGAAAACTCTCCAGAATCAATTAATTTTGCTTTAAGTCTTGGATTTGATGTAGAGATCGATGTGTGGTCAATTAATGAGTCAGTATATTTTGGACATGATGGACCAGAATATTTAGTCGATAAGATTGCTATCTTAGACATAGGTCATGATGGATGGTTTCATTGTAAAAATTTAGAAGCAATTGATATGTTTATTGAAACATTTCCAAACTTAAATTATTTTTGGCATCAGAATGATGACTTTACATTAACTAGTGATGGACTTATTTGGACCTATCCTGGCAAAAAAATTGGATCAAACTCAATTATTGTTCTACCAGAAAAAATTGATGAAGATATTCTTGATGAAATGTTAGCAAACAAACCATATGCAATTTGCACAGATTGGCCAATAAAATATGAACGTAGAAGATGAAATCAATTCTATTCTTTTTAGTATAGGTAAAGATATCAAAATACACAAGGTGGATTCAAATAATACAATTATTGAAATAGATTACGAAAAATATGTAAAAGAACTTTTAGTTGTGTTTAATAAGTTTAAACAAGATTTTCAATAGCATTTATTACTTCTTGAGAAGTTGTTGCACCAAAGCATTCTACTATTCTGTGATCCTTATTAAACCACTGTGACCAAAAATAATAGGCATCATGCTGTTGTTTTAAGGAGTTTCTAATTTCTACTATTTTGCATCCTTCTGGAGCAAATAGTGTGTTTACCATAGAACTTCCATTGTATGTAACAATTTCCGAACAAGATGATGCAAGTTCTACCTGTTCAATAAAACTCATTTCTTCAAAAAATGCAATCTTATAGCCTTTTGATTCATAATAATTTTGTATAATCTCTTCATCTACTAATCTTCTTCCATTGTCATCTTTACTTGCTGCATTTTTTCTACTAACAAATATTTTATTTTTAAAAGAGTATTCTCTAACAAACCTATCTCTGATTAACTTAAGAGTTATATAAAAATTATCCATATTTCCATTTGTGGATTCAGCAACCAACACTTTATCAAAAAACAAAGATACATGATCATGGATATTTACAAGACATGAATTGAATTCTGGCAATTCTAAAATATTAAATATGTCTTTTTGAAATTGCCTAGTAGGTACTGCAGAACTATCTTCTTTAATTGATGAATTATAAATTATTTTTATATCAAAATCACCAACTCCATTACTTTTTAAGTATAAAATTTTACCAATAATGTCTATGAGGAAATGGTGATAAGAATTAGTATATCCTGTCAAAAAAACTGGTTTAATTTTTTGATTTTTAGAAAATGTTTCACTTTGTTTATTTTTTTTATTATTTAAAGTAACATTGTGATATTCTGTTATAATTGGATTAAGATCTTTTACTTTGTTAACAATTTGTGGATCATAAAATAGTTCGTTATTTATTGTTCTTACAATTGTTTGATTATGGATTTCTGGATTTATAACATACTTTGAAAAATCAAAATCTATGTCATATTTTATTGATTTATAATTAAAATCTAACATACTATTTTATTACTTTTTTATGATTAACTATGTATGGCTCTATCTTTGCCTTAATTGTTCCATCTTTACGCATCTTAACAATCCACCCATCCTTAATCTGGGTATCATTAAATGCTCCTGCTTTTTTCTTAGGCATTATAGTGAGTGTCTTTCTGTTTCTACCTTTGTGTAATCCTTGCCAAAGTCAGCAAATAAAGCCTTGTCTTTTTCACGATTAACAATTCCTCTTGACCATGAGAATCCTGCATCTCCACCCCATGCTAACCACATGATGTATCCATTAGATGGGTTTGCTGAGTTGCCCCAGTCCTTACCTTTCTTGTCTACTTCATGGCGTGAGAAGTATGAGTACATTCTCTTAACAGTACTGAGAGAAATAGTTTCTCCTCTTGCTAACTGCCCTGCACGAGTCCAACCTACAGATGTTCCAGCACCATTTGCTTTTCCATCTTCTTTAAATTTAATTGCTCTACGAGCAGCACTTCTTGCTCCTGCTGGTGGTGAGTATCCATCTGCCTTTGAAACTGTATCTGTATCATATTCAACTGTGTCATCATCTTCAAACAGATCATCTGCTTTTGCAGCAGGAACACAGTTAGGAACTGGCTTACCATTATCTCCTGGTTTCATTCCTCTTTGTACATACCCATCCCAACAAGGTGCTTGCTTGTTTAGATCAGGACAGCAGTTGCTTTTCATTTCCCCTGCTTGACAAACAGGACAGTTATCGCAGTTTACATTTAATTCTTTACATGTTGGGCATCCACAACCTTCATATGCTTTGCCCTGGTACGTCTCTGTTGGCATCATTGAGTCATCTGCTTTGCCCATTTGAGCATCAAACATTGCCATCCCAACTTCTGAATCCATTGTATGATTTTCCATTTCTATTTTTGTAGCATCCTTGTACATCATTCCAATGCTATATGCAGTTGGTTCCCATGTACCGTTTTCTTCTTTGTAAATTCTAACAGCCATTGCTGGGTTCTCTGGTGGCATAGATTGAATTGCATACTCTGTTCCAGGAACACCATAGGTCCCACCTTCAATCATAATATGCTCTACCATGCCGTGGATCATACCTTCTGATGTCATTCCCATGACGAAATCGCCTTCAGAGATATTTCCCATAATTACATTTCTAAATCATAAACAGTAGATGATTGATTCTGTATGAGTTGACCCTTAAACTTAATTTTTACAAAATACTGATTTGGATATTTTTGTGGTAAAGACAATGCATAATACTTATCTGGGAAAACTATAAAACCTCTACCTAAAACAGGAGAAAACATTGTATAAACAGTTAAATCGTCTACACTTTTTGCATCGCCTAGTTTTTCATTGAAAACATATGTATGTGCATCTGAATCATTTGCAGATATGAAAAGAATAAGGTTTCCCTCTTCTTCATCTATTTCTGGAGATTCATACTCTATTTCTTCTCTGTCTGAATTTTGATCAACTTTAATAAGAGTGATTGACTCTACACGTGTTACATCTATTCTGTTATAGTTAGCAAACTTATCTAACTTCTTAACAAAAAATTCTGCTTCTTCGCTTAGGCTATCTGGGTTAAAATCTAAAACAATATTATTTATTAATTCATTGTCTTTGTCTGTTGCCCAATCAGTTCTTTTCTCAAGAACACTAAGCAATTCTTGCTTTTCTTCTTGATCCATGTATCTATCATCAAAAATAATCATACTGGCATTACCACCTTCTTGTTAGTATTAATCTATTATACCATTCTTCTGTTGTGAGTCCTGATTCTATGGCAATTTGCACAAACAACCTCACATTTTTCTATCTCTTTTTTGATCGCTTTCCAGGAAAAACCATCGTGTATCATCCTTGAAACATTATACTTTTTATCCCTTATGTGGTCAAAATCTAGTATTATGTGACCATTTATGCCACAGTCTACACAACCAGAAGCCTCTTTGATAGATGCTAATCTATCCTTAAACTGCTGCTTGTTGTAATGCTCTAACTCTTTGTCAGTCATTGATATTATTATACCGCCAAATATTAAGCCCCACACAGGCAATTCACCTTACTTGCGCCACGGTCTCTATCCAATGGGTAACTAATCCATCACTAAGGTCTTGTGTGGGGACATTTATATTGTACTACTTGATTTTGATTGTCTTAGGTTTTTTGTCTTCTGGAACAACACGATCTACATTAATATGTAGCATGCCATCTTTAAGGTCTGCACCAGTTACTTCCATATATTCTCCAAGGGCAAAAGATCGTGTAAACTTACGACTTGCTATACCTTTGTGAACTACTTCTGCATCTGTTACTTCTATAATCTCACCCTTAATAATTAATGTTCCATTATCTACTGAAACATCAATATGTTCCTTTGAAAATCCTGCTATTGCAATAGATATACGATATGTATCTTCATCTAGTTTTAGGATGTCATAAGGAGGATATGACTGTGAATTTACTTTGTGTGCATTGTTTAGACGGGCTAGGTCTCTATTAAAGCCAATAAAAAAGGGATCATTGAATAGATCCATTGCGAAGTTTGTTGCGTTCATGTGCATTTTATTCCCCTTTCAAGCGAATAAGTTAATTTACCCCCCATTTGGGCAGGTATTAATATTATAGCATAAGAAATGAGCAGTTTATAGACGACTGCTCAGGTCTATTAGCCACGAAGATTCAACTCCTGCTAACTTTCCCATCAAGGGAACATCCGTTGTAAAACCTTTTAAAGTCTCAAGCGGAATAGTATATATTATACTACTGTTTTACTTCTTTGCTGCTGCCTTCTTACGGGCAGGTGCCTTCTTAACTGTTGCCTTCTTAACTGCAGAATCAACTTCTGCTACATCTGGCATGCGACCAAAGGCTGTATCATTTGGATTGATTGCTCTCAATGCTACTGGTGCTAGTGCTGCCAATAGTGAGTATGCAAGTGTCTTAGGATCTGTGACCCCAGACATGTATAGTGCAAGTGCTGCACCAAGAACTGATCGTCCGTATGATGCTAGTACTGCTTTGATTTGTTCATTCATTTTATTCCTCCTAGGAAATGTGATTGGATAGTATGTAGTAGCCCAGCCACAATCCAATTATACCAGCAACTCCTGCAAAGACTGGTGGTGCAGGAACTGGTAGTTTGAATGCAGCAAACACGATGCCACATCCAAATCCTGTTAGTATAGATAGCAAAATTTCTTTCATTTCTTGTCCTCTTCTATAGGTAAGAGCATCTTTAACTGCTCGTATTCTTCTACAATTTTTTTCATTGAGTGATAATTGGGTGCCATTGATCCAATATCTCCGTACTCTTTAAAGTAATTAATTTCTGGTTCTACTTCAGAGACAAACTTTGCTACTCCATCTTGTACTGTTTCTATATATGAGTAGGCTTGATCTCTAGAATTAATCAAAAAATTTGAATATTCCTGACTATTTTTTACAGATACATCATTTTTTAGTATGTCGTTATCAATAGAGGCTTGTAATAATTTTTTAGATACTCTAGATAGTGCTCTTCTAATTTTTGCGTTGTCGTATACCAAAAACAAGAAAGAAGATATAAAAACAAAGAACATAAAAAAGTCTAACATTTTTCCTCCTATAGCCAATACTTAAGTATAGCAGTTGTAGCAAGGGTTGTCCATATAATATTAAATATTATAATTGTTGGTAGTGTTTTTACGGTTGATGTCCATATCAGTGCTAGGCTAGACACTAATGCAAAAATATATAACCACCACCACTGAATTCCAAATAAAAGACCTGGAACAATGATTGTTACTTTAGTCATAAATGCAAAAAACTCTACAGTGTTTTCTTTATTCCAATAAGATCTTTGTTTCATTTTTAATAAAACAAAAAATAAAACTTTTATTCTATTCATTAAAGCCACCCATCTTTCTAATAAAATCAGAATGATCAATAAAATAATTTGACAAAACAATTTTCTTTTTATTTATTATCTCTATTGAATCTTTTTCTGATTTAAAAATTTTATTTATTTTATCAAAGAAATCTTTTTTAAATAGTTTGTTTCCGTTCATAATAATGTAGTACGCTATTTTAGCAAAATAAGCATCATCTTTTTCTATATATTCTAAAGCGTTTAAATCTTTTATTCTTTTCTTTAGGGTTTCTGGCATAGTGTTGTTTGTGGTAAAGTTAAACCAAAAGTCTGTGTCTGTTTTATTTGTCATGTAGTGAAGGTATAGGAAGTCACGAATTTCTTCGCAATCACTTGCATATTTATCATTAAGTATTTTCTTTAATTCTTTTGGATTAAATATATCAAATTCTTTTCTAAAGACAATTTTTAAACTTTCTACAGATTGCATTATTGAGGTTGCCTCTAGTGGTTCAACAAATCCTCCAGAAAGTCCTATGGCTACTGTATTGTTGTTCCAGATAGTTTTATAATATCCTGGTTCAAAACTAAATGTTTTTGGGGATTCTATCTTATGCCCTAATTTTTCTTCAATTTCTAGGATTGCCTCATCTTCTGTTATATAGTCAGAATCAAATACGTATCCACAGCCATATCTGTGTTGCAGTGGTATCTTCCACATCCAACCATAATTCATTGCAGTAGAGTCAGTATATGGGGGTATGTTGTCTTTGTCTATATCAATAAAAAATGGAACTGCTTTTTTTGCTGGAAGGTTGTCTGAAAAACTTACCCATTCTGTATTAAAAAGTTTTTTGTTTATTATTCTAGCAAACCCAGTGCAATCAAAAACAAAATCTGAAACGATTGTAGATCCATTAATTAGTTGAATCTTTTCTATGTTTCCGTCATTGTTC